GAACTCAGGCTGAACTGCTGAGGGTTACCAAAGATGAGCAGGGCTTTGTTGAAGCCTGCCACAGAGTACAGAGGACTGACCTCTTTGATGGAGGCAGCCACGTCGATAGGATCGTCATCCAGGATATCCAGGGCTGTCTTGGGGAAGAACCGGTAGTAGTCACCGGCTGCGCTGAGGACAATATTATCCCCAGACAGGAACCCAAGTCTGTTTCTGAAGAAGAAGATGTTGGTGATAGGATTTCCGATGAAGCTCGGGACCGGCGCTGAGGCATCATCCCCACAGGTGCGGTCCTCCCAGACGATGGGGGCCAGGGTGAATTCATTGAGAGCAGTCCGGACCAGCCGGTGAGGCATCAGCCCAGGCTCAATGACATACGGGATGTTCGGAGCGATGGTTTCGAGCCACATCGTCCCGGTTTGTTTCTGAACGTAGTAATTGTCGAAGTGGTTGGTATCGTTACCTGACACCTCCCACACTTCACCCTCATCTGCGGTGACATCAGTCAGCTTATCAAAGGACTGCACTGAGCCATCCAGGGAGCCGCCACTATGAGAGACAGCAGCGCCCATGGTAGGGGTGAGCATCTTGTTGACGATGAAGGTGTGGTCGGCAATGGTAACCGCTTTGAAGCTTGTCTTGGCGGGATAGCCAGCGGTGTCCAGGTACTGCATGACAGAGGCATCCAAGGTGAACGTGAAGGACTCATCCAGGGTGCCATACTTGACCGTGCATTTTTCCCCATCCAGGGTGAAGACCTCCAGAGGGGTGAGTGGATCTCCTGTCATCACCACGATGTACTTCTCGGTGGCATCCCGCTCGATGGTGTGAATGAAAGCTGAATCATCAGCGATGCTATTCAGCACTGCGATGAAGTCAGTGTTCGGGCGTTTTCCCGTCCCTGTGACAAGGGAGCCAAGCATGTTCTCGGCGGCTTCAACCTGGGTGTCCAGCCGCATGGTGGGACTCTGCTGGCTGACTCCATTGTGAAACCCAGGAATCACTTTGCTGATATTCATGGGCACTTACCTCTTTAATATCTGCGGGTGGCTGCATACATACCGACTGCATCCAGGAGGGTCCGGTCATCGGTTGCCATTTCGCCACGCATGAACTGCGCCTTTGCCTGCATCAGGTCATCATCAGACAGGGACTTCAGACCTTGGTCACCCAGGACACGCCCAACGAACCGGCGGATTGCGACCTCCTTGATGTACGCCTGGGCATGGTGCGGGAGTTCGTCATACGGGAAGAACCAGACCACTTCGCAGTCGATTGTTTTGGTGAAGACAAAGGTGTGGTTCGTCTTGTCGTACAGACGGTTGCCACGCTGCACAACTTTGAGGGTCCGGTCAGTCGGATCCAGGTGCAGGATGTTCTCGGTCAAGTAGACGTAGCCGTTGGTGGAGAGCGCCATGGGGTAATCGGATTCTGTGTTGCATTCCAACCCCTGGTCTTGAATCTCCCGGCTGACCTCATGCAGGATCCCCCGAGCGATGGAAGCTTCGCTCACGTCGGAGTCTTCATCCAGATCGTTCACCGGCATTTCACCGATGGCTCCGAGCATAGCATTCACTGCATCCAATTCTGTTAATCTTGTGTAATTTGGCATACTTACCCCATAGGAAATAAAAAAAGGCGGAACCCTCGTTGACTTGAGAGTTCCGCCTTAGGTTTAGAACGGAGGATTACACGATGCTGTCAAGAACCACAACAGCCTCGGGCTGAAGGACGCCATGACCCATCGCGTAGCGGGCTACCATCAGCGTACCCTGACGCCGGATGTCCCACTCGGACTGCATGGAAAGATCCATCAGCTTGACGGTGCCAACGGCGGCATCAGTGAAGACAACACCGGACGTGCCAAGGCAGTTCACGGCATTGAAGTCGTCACCGCTGTAGTCGGCGGTCGGCAGGAACGGAGTCGGCACCAGTTCGATACCGGCGATGCTCATGATGTTGCCATTCGCGAACGAACCTTCCCCACCGTAATCGCGGTGAATCGCGGAGAACCCGGTAGAGGCAACAGCCTTAATCAGGAAGTAATAGTCGGCAGGCTTCAGCACACAGTAGCGCTTGCCAATGACATACTTCTCATCCAGGTACTGAGCCGCCAGGAACAGCGAATCAACCCAGGCAGTCAGCTTGGTGGCTTCGGTGGCCGAGATCAGGTTGGCGTTGGTGATTTTGCCGCCAGCCAGGGTGCTGTCACCAGTGATCGGAGTCGCAGCGGTGCCACAGGCAACAAGCTGTTTCATCACGTTCAGGTCGAAGGTCTGGCTCAGACGCTGACCCATCATCTTGGCATACTTGGAACGCACATCGTAGTGAACCATGGCCTCGTCAATGTCGGCGACGAAAACGTGGCTGATGAGCAGCTTCTCGATGGCGATGACGCGCTCGGCATTCAGAACATCCTGGCCCAGGATCTCGGCACCAGGGGTGTGATACTGGGCAGCAGGCATACGCCCAACAACCGGGAAAGAAGCGGACTTGCCGCTGGAAATCGTGCGGACCTGATGTTTGTCCAGGACCGTGGTGTACTCTTCGAACGCAGTGATAACTTCGCCCGAGAATACTTTCTGAAACAGTTCACGCTCATCAGCCAGGGAAGCAGGAGCGTTGTCATTGATAGAGCCAACCCAAACATTATTTGCAGCAGTCATTGTACTGTCCTTTCAAAGGGAACTTCAGTGTTAAGAGATGGTTTCGTTTTTTGACGGCAACGAAGCCTTCCTCTCAGCACAATCTCCTTTGAAGGTGTCCTTAATGTGGCAACCTCGGCTGCCCCATTGCAGGGCTTCATTGGTGGGAATGTGTTGGTAGGGAGAACTTCAGGTGGGAAGCAGGGTGAACTCAGACTTGGCCGGGTCTGGTCCACCCTGCAGATACTGCGGAGGGTGATTAGAACTTCGAGAGACGAACGCGCTCCATGACTTCCTGGCGGAAGGCTGGGTCTTTGGAATAGCGAGGATCCCGCATGGCAGCGGTCATTTGTGCCTTGCTCTCGAATCCGCCAACATTCTCCATATTCGGAGTGCTGGATCTCAAGAGATTGGGGGCCTTGCCCTCTCTCTCGATGTACATGTCGTTCATGGCTCTGACAGCCATCTTTACGGACGCCATGTTGTTGCTGACGATAGCCTTGTTGAACAGCGTGATTTCTTCAGGGGTGCAGTTCTCCATGGCCCAGGACTTCATATGCTCAAAGGCCTGCGGTCCACCGATGATATTCAGGATCTCAGTCGTTGCTTTTTCTGCAAGAGCTTCCTGACCAGCGATGAACGCTTCGACCATCGGGCGGGGTAGTCCGGACTTCTCCAGGGTGGCAAAAGTCTCGTCGGTGATTTCACCTTTCTCGAGCCACTCATTGGAAGCAATGTCGATGACGGAGGACATGTCACCAGACTTCGGCGCATCCTGCTTGTCATCAGCTTTGTCCTCGGCTTCATTCTCGGTGTCTGCAGCTTCATTCTCGGTAGCGGGATTTTCGTCGGGTGAGGATTCCGCTTTTCCGAAACCCTTCTCGATGGACTTGTAGAAAGCCTCAAGTCCGCCGTCGTGTTTCTTCGCGAGTTCAAGGATTCCCTTCTGGAGGTCTTCCTCGGATTTGTACTTACCAGCCAATAGCGTCCCTTGGGGATCGGCTTTTGAAGTACCCAGGCCAGCATCTGCTTTCGCAGCCATCTGGTCGATGTATTCCTGGGTGGGCTGAACATCAGCGTTGCCATAGTTGGTGCCCTGAGACACCTCCCCGGATGCTACAAAATCAGTCGGCATGTTGACTCCTTATTTCTTTTTCTTCTTGTCTTCGAGTTCGTCCAGTTGCTCGGCTACCTTCTTGTTGCGCCGGGTCACTGCACCCAAGGGGCCTTTCTCATTCAGGCCGACTTTCTTCTTCAACAGGCGCTGCATCAAGCTCAGTGCTCCCATTATTCTTGTGCTCCTTGCTGTGTCATCGATTGAGCCATGGCACCAGCAATCGGGCCGATGGCAGGTTTTCCCATTTCCATCATCATGCGTTCTTGCTTCTCCTGCTCCATCATCTGGGCGACTTCTTCTTCAGTCGGGACAAGCCCGTCGGAGTTGATACCGAGAGCCGTGCAAACCCGGGTGATGTAGTTGCCAACCTTGACCCACACCTTTACGGCATCAGGCCCAAGGGGCGCGACATGCTGCAATAGAGCATCCAGCTTCGCCAGATCGTGCCCACGTCCAAGAGCCTCCAGACCAGTGGTGATGGTCGGACGAACCTCAGGCATGTGAGGCAGCATGTTCTTCTTCCGCATGAGGTCCATAACACCCAGGACCAGCGGCATCTGATATTCCTGACTCAGGATCGAGTAGATGCCACCCAAGGCATCCTCAAGCTCCCGAGCGATGTACTGCACTTCAGTGGCTGTGACACGCTCTCCCTTGCGTTGTACGGATGAGTTAAGCAGGAAGGCGGCTTCCAGTCGGTCCTCGATCTTGCCCATGCTATTGAAGGCGATCTGGAAGTCATGGTGCTTCTCGAGTTGCAGGACGGTGACATCATCTGCCCGGCCTGTGGCAAAGCCCATGTTCGGCGTGTTCAGGATTTCACGTTTGGTGGCGATAGCGTTGGGGTGCAAGAAGAAAAGAATCCGGGCCGCTGCGGCGGAACCTTCAACGATGCTCTTGCTCAAGCTTTCCAAGGAGACGAAATCACCCAAGTAAGCTTCGACGTGCCCTCTGCCATAGTCCTCACCGTCAATGCGGATCCAGGTCTGCGGCTGATAGGGGCAGCTTTCGATCTTCCAGGAACCTTTAGTCTCAGGAACCAGGACGCCACCAATCTCTTGGATGGCATTCATCTTGTCTTTTTCGCGCCAGATCTTGGTGAACATCGGTAGGCTGTCCTCAGCCTTTGCTTGTCGCTCCGCTCTCTGGGATACCTTCGCCAGGACGGCGGGTGGGATCAGATCGCGGGCAATACCTTCCTTCAGGATAATCTCCACAGGATCTCCCATGGGATCGCGGCGGACCACATACTGGTCAAGTCGGTGGACCTTCATGCCTCCTTCAGGGCCGAGCACCCGCAGGCAGTTGCCTGTCACAATCAGGTTCAGGAACAAGCGAAAGGCGGGAACCCGGATGAGCAGGCTTTCCATGTAGTCGGTGATGTCCTGCTCGGTTCTGGCTAAACCAGATTCGATCTGGGTCTTGAACTTTTCGTCACCCAAGGTTTCCTTCAGTTCAGCAATAACCTTAGGGTCAATCTTCAATCTGAAGAAGGGACTGTTCGGGGGCATCAAGGCCAGCAGCACCTTGGATGCCAAGTTGTTCACACACCGCGCACCGGTCCCTTGATAGGGTGTGGGCAGTACGTCATTGCCAGTTTTGCCGTGGGGCGGCAGAATGAAGGGCAGCGTCAGTTCGGCACACAGACGCTGTCGGTTCAGGTGGGCTTGCCTCAGCCCATCCAGCTTGGCGAAGCGCCCCTGGATCGTGCCGTTCTTCTCCATGACACCTCCTTAATACTTCAGCCCGGAGGCTTGTCCGGAACCAGTGGAGCCACCAGCCAGGGGAATCTGAAGGCTGGCAGTGCCGGTCTTCTTGTTCTTCTTGGAACTCTTGGTGACATCGGATGCGAACTGGAACTCGGCAGGGTCAGGCGGCGGGGGCGGCGGTTCATACTTCGGTGCGTCAGGCTTTGACATGCACATAGTCTTGCGCTCCTGTAATTGATTCGTTCTTCTCTCGCTCGACAAGGAACTTCAGATGTTGCACCAGATCCGCAGCCCCGGTGTAAATCCAGATCTCCCGGTCAGTCATTGTCTTTGAGGGACAACGCTGAGGGTATTCCTTGCAGAGGGCTTCAACCAAATCGACGCTAAGTGTCGGTAATTTTTCCATAGGTGCCTCTCGTAGGATGGTTCAATTCAAATAGGTCGGAAAGCTTCCTGCACTTTCTCCACTTGAACCTTGTGAAGCCACACTGTGCAACGCTCTCCGGTCACAGCATGGTTCGCTGTGATGCAGTACAGGGTGTTGCTTTCGTAGACCTCGAATTCATCACCCTGCATCACAGGGGTGAGCAGTTTCTTTCTCAGGTAGTTGGCGGATGCCACAGCTTTATCTCCTTGGTTTGGATGTTGTAGTCGGTATGCCGCAGGATCCTGGCGACTCTGGCCTGCTGGAGAAGGAAGTCCATGTCGAAGCCCCTCCCTTTGTAGGTCTGGATGACAGCCTCCCACATCTGCCTGTTCAACTCAGCCAGATCGCGCACACGGCACTTTGCCCCGTAGGCTGGAGGCTCACCTACGATCTCCTCGAAGATAGGCACCAGCAGCTTCTCAGCTTTCTTGGGGCCGATCTTAGGACAGCCGGTGTACCCATCCGTTGAATCCCCGATGAGGGTCTGGTAAGCGAAGAAGTAGTCGGCATAGGCAGGACGCACGATGGTCGGCTTCTTCATCTTGTTCCAGTTGAAGTGGGTGGCCGGGATGGTCATCAGATCTTTGTCGAGGGAGCAGATGCAGTACTTCGTCGGGTGCATGGACCCCAGGATCCCCATCACGTCATCAGCCTCCAGCATCGGCTTCATCTTGTAGGGGCGGCTGGCAAGGAGATAGTCCTTGAGGGCATCATAAAGCTGCGGCTTCTCAGAGTTCACCCGGTTGTGTTTGTAGCTCGGGAGCACGGAGTATCTGAAGTTCTGAGCATGGCTGAAACAAAGGAAGTGGCCCTCTGCCTTCAGATCCTCCATCAAAGAATCAATGAAGGCGTCAGCATCCAGGTAAGCTTGGCCTGCATCGACCACACTGGATGTGACGCCCTCACTCCATTCGAAGCGCTCCTCGTTGCGGAAGGCAAACTTGTAAAGCAAGATGTCCGCATCGATGAGGAGAATCATTTACGCAGCCCCTTTGCCATGGCAGCCATCGGCACCGGGATTCCACGGCGGGCATGGTAACGCAGGGTGCTCTCGTTGATGCCACACGCCCGAGCGATCTCACTGACTTTGTAAAGCTGCCCGTACCATTTGACCTTCAGGGCATCCTTGTCAGCGGTCTTCCCGGAGTTGCCCGGTTTGACAGGCGTGGTCAGTGCCAGCTTCAGGTCATCCCACAGCAGGAGGTTCATGCGGCTGAGGACCGTGGTCAGCTTCATTTCGAAGATGGCGCACAGGTCTTTGACGGAGATACGAACGCCATTGTACTCAACGATGGTGCTGGATTTCAGGGTCTTCATATCAATTATTCCTTCCATTCAATCGGAGTGTAATTGTTTGATTCACCACTAAGGTTCATCTTGCAGCCGAGACATTGGTCAGTCGCAAGGAACTCACAGGTGAAGCACACCGGATGGAACTCATGCAGCCCATCCCAGAATCTTTCGTTCATTTTCTTCTTGCGTTCACTCATCATCTTCGCAATCTCCTAATGGTTTGACGTAAGGAATCAGCATCATGGTGCATTTGTTCAGGACATCATTCTCGGTGAGGTTCTCCATCGTGCTGCACTTCCCGTGAATCGGCTGGACCAGCATGTGAGCGGATGCTCCAATGCTGTGCAGATCTGCGAGGAACTCGTTCAACATGTCCTCGGCTTCCCAAACAGTGGCGACTCTTGCCATGGTTATTCCTTTCCCAGGAGGCGCTGCTCCAAGTATCTAATGTGGGATTCCATTGCTGCGATGGTGTCAGCCAGTGAAGATTTCTCAGACAGGTGGATTGAGATCTCATTCTGAAGCCTGTCGATCTTCTTCACATACAAGGTCGTCGCCTCCATGGCTGCTGTCTCCCTGGTGCAGAAGATGAAGTCTTCAATGCTCTGCTTCAGAACACCTTCAGGCGTCATTGGCTCTTCCCAATCAACCTCGAACGGATCCTTCAATTCATCTTCCATTTCAGCCTCCCATTCATCTTCATCACTGAACAAACTCGGCTCCATGCTTCCTCCTCAATAACCGTCATCCGCATCAACGTGACGGTTGAAGTATTTCATTACCTCTTTCGAACTTCCCCAATCAGCCACAGCGATGTACGCTGCGGACGCCAGGGAAAACCATAGAAACCAGTTCATAAGAACCTCAGTGTGTCTCAGCCCAGGTGGACCCAATGTCATAACTGCCACCCACCCGGCACCGGAATTTGAAATGGTCACAGGCTCTACCGATTGCTTCAGCCATCGTCTCCCCATAGTAGGCAGCAGGCTTTGCAGCGGAGATCCTTTCGATCTGAACTTCGTCGTGAACATTCAGGACGAACTCGTAATCAACTCCAGGGATGAGTCCATCCAACTGGTACTGCTGGTCAGCTATGACGGCAGCCTTCTTCATAATGAGGGCACCGGCACCCTGCAGGATCGTGTTGAGAGCGCTGTGGGACGATCTTATTCTGACCGTCCGACCATCGAGTCCTTTCACACATCCTCGTTGCTTGACGGCGGTCTGGACCGCATCCATGAGCGCCTTCAGGCCAGGGAAGCCCTTCATAAACTTCTTCCGGAGCTTGGCTCCAAGGGCAGCGTCACCGCCCACGATGGATCCAAGCTTGGCGTTGCCAGCACCATAGATGAAGGCGTAAAGGAAACGCTTCGCGATATCCCGATCCACACCCAGGATCTTGGCATTGATGGTGTGATTGTCAGTCCCGTCTTCTTTCTTACCCTCACTGATGGTCTTCGCATACTGTCCACCATCATAGGGATA